TTTGCTATTCCGCAGATGTTGCATCATTGGGATGCTGACATAGCCAAGACAAAAGCAAAGGCTTATGAACTAGGTCGTGTGTACATTCTCAATCCTTTGGCACTATTAGCAAGCACAGCGATAGGTTTCTTCGGAGGGCTTATTCCTGGACTTACTACAGTGTTTAGTAGTACAGCCGCATACAATGCTAGTATGTTGGTGACCAAAGATCCTGTAAATCGTATTGTGGTTAGTGAAACTGCAAACAATGCAGGTGCTTTCAGTATGTTGTTGCCACTGCTTATATTTGGAGTACCACTTATTGGCAGTGAAGCAATACTGTTGTTCCTCATGGAACAAAAAGGTTTTAACCTTGTACAGTTTGAGTTCAGCGATTTTCTTCCTGAACTTGCCCTTGGACTTGTGTTAGTAAACTTTATTGGATTTATGATTGCTTGGCCCTTGAGCAAAATGGTGCCAGTTTTTTATAACTTCAACTTAAAAATCTTAATAAGTTTATTGATTATTGCATTGTTTGGTGTTACACTGTATACAGGTTTAATGAACTACAGCATGCTATATTATTTAATATGTTTCGCTGTACTAGCACCCATAGGAATGCTATTGAGAAACACAGACACACTTCCTTTAGTGTTTGCATTTATCATTCATAACAAACTAATAGATGGAGTATTTAGACTCAATCAACTTTTATTCTAGGAGATATAGATGAAGAACCTACTAGTTGCATTTTCGATTGCACTATTTTCGACTACTGCTTTTGCGGCAGAAAAACTAACTATCCTTAACAGTGGTAGTAAAACAGGCGGCTTTAGCATGCAAAGCCAAGCATACAGTACTGACCTAGCCAGCAGTTATGACGTAAACTTGGTAAACCCAGGTGACCGTTGTGTTGCACTAGGAAGTTTGCTTCCAAAGATTGATGGTCCTGTGCTTATGCCATGGGCTAGTGATTATGAAGCAGTAGGGCGTGACGGCGGCTGTGTTAAGTTTGACATCAACGATGCAATCACACTGCGCTATGATTCAGCACCTTTGTTTGTGTGTACCAGGGGTGGCTTTATTAGCAAAGACTCAGGTCGTGTAGCACACACAGTACCTGCAGACGGTCCATTGGCTCGTATTGTACAAGAGTTCAACAACCAATGGGGAACTACACACAAGCCTGTTGTCTATGATGGATCAGGCGATGCACGTCTTGCTCTTATCAACGGCGAAGTAGACTATGCACTGCTTAGTAAAAAGCATGTATTGGTTGTTACTGAAACTGATCCTGCTATTACTTGCGAGCAAAGCCTTGCTAGTGTTGGCGAAAACAGTTTGCCACAAATGACAGGTAATCCTAAACTAGCATTTGGTTGGGATATGACTTGGATGGCACTTAATATGACACAGGAACAAGCAGATGGGTTGAAGTTGCGTATGATGGAAAACCATTTGAACTGTGACAGTGCTATTGGTACATGGACAAAGTGTAACAGCGTATACACAACTCGTTGGGATCTCACCGAAGACGAAATCAACAGTCGTTGGGAACCAATGGTAGAAAGCCAGCGATGAAACTAGATCCATATGATTTTAAGATCCCACTGAAACCTATCAGTCCTGAGGAAAGTGTTCTTCCGGTAATCCGAGAACAGTATCCTTGGCATTGGGATCCTATGAAACAGGATCACGGCGATGCTCTCAACTATGAGGGCAACGTCGAGTTTGATTGGGAAGGTCTAGCAGAGTTTGCAATCAATAAAGCAAACCAGCATATGACACCAGAAAAGTTTTGGTGGTATGACTACGAGAATGAACGTATCATGCATGCCAATGATGATGTAAGCGATGCTCCTATTAGGGAACAAGCATTGCTTGCACTAAAAAATAATACCCATACTGCGTACAACACACAGTACTTCAAGATTGCTAACGAGGAGTTTGAACATTGGTTTGAACCACTAGCAAACTTATTCCCAGGATTTGGCAAAGATAAAATGGGCATTAGTCTGTTTATTCAGCCTCCAGGGCATAATATTTGGAGTCATGTGGATACCTATAGTAGTTTTATTAGACGCACAGGTGACGAAAAGCCTGACTATACTAAACTGCGCAGGTATATGATTTTTGTGCGTGACTGGGATTGGGGTCACTTCTTTCATTGGGGCAACACTTGTATTAACCAATGGCGAGCAGGAGACTTTTGGGATCTTCAGCCTGGCGTGTATCACGGAAGTGCAAACGCAGGCATCAATCCTAAGATCACTATTCATTGGAGTGGTGAACTTGAATAATGTGTTGCTTATAGGTGCTACAGGACATTTAGGACAGTATCTTGCTGACTCCTATAAGCCAACCATTGCCACTACACGATTTGAAGATCCTATTGATGAGTGGCAACAATATGAAAACATAGACACAGTTTGGCTTGTTGCGAGAGCGTGTCGCAAAACAAGTCCAAGACGAGATGCAGAAACAAGACGCATTGAACTAGAAGGCATACAACGTATATGTGATGTTTTTAGTGATTGCCACGTTGTGTATACAAGTACAAAATGTGTGTATGGACTTACAGACAATGACATAAGGCATACTCATAGAGAGCATGTTGGTCGTGTATTTTGCAGTGGATTTCTTGGTACTAGAAATTTACCTGATATTAACAATCAAAAACACACAATAGACCTATCACCTTTGGGAGAAGAGCATCGTATATATGCTGAAACTAAACTTGCAGGGGAAGATATTGTAAGACGCACAGTGCGTAGTCATTCGATTTATAGAATATGGGATATAAAGTAATGCCAAATCTTTACGAAAAAAATGATTGGTTCCAAGAATACTTGGACGACAAACAAGTAAGTTTAGATGATCATCTAGACATTAGTGATTTAGAAATGCATGTTGATATTGATCATCAACAGATTATATCGTGGGCACAAGATAATATTTCCCGAGCTACGATTAAAGATTACAAACCTAGACCGTTTGTACCTGCAGACAGTTTGCGACAAAGCGTAATGACACAGTATCTAGGATACAACGAACATAACACTTTAGAAATCAACTGGGGAATCGAACCAGAAGATGATCAGGCACTGAAAGACATGTGCGGTGATGATTTCTTTGATGCTGTTAATCTCAAAAAAGAAACCTGTTTGGTTAGATTGTTACGATATGATCCAGGCACAGGCATTCCTATTCACACTGATAGTTACAACGGTTTTAAAACACGTTTCGGCGAAGGCAATGTAAAAAGATATTTTGTTGCTATTAGCCCATGGGATTGGGGACATTTTTTGCAAGTGCATGATAATATGTTACATCATTGGAAACCTGGATACACTGTGGAGATTCCAAATGATGTATTTCATCTAAGTGCAAACTTTGGCATCAATCCAAAGTATACATTAACGGTAACCGGATTTGTGAATGAGGACTAGAAAGCCTTATAGTCAAGGTAAATGTATTCCTGATAGTGAAACAACTACAACACTAGGCATGTTAATGCATGCTAAAGTAGGCACACAGGACACGGATTGCAGTGAGGAATACTGCGATATGTATCGAGATTGGATTCTCAGTACAAGCAACAACACCATACAAGGTTTGAACGAGTTCAGCGATAGTGTATACAGTCATGGTACAACAGAAGCATTTGACAAGTTTTACTTAAAACATCGTCATAGAAATCTGCGTGTACTAGCAGGTGAATACAGTTATCATGGGTATGCTACTGATATTAATGTACTAAAAGATAAAAATGATATTGGGCCAAATGACACTTTGATCATTAGCATACCTTTCGCTGACAGTGGTACAAACTATAACTACAAAGAACTAATGGAACAATGTACACTATTAAAAGTACCTGTACTTGTGGATTGTTGTTGGTTTGGCACGGTAGGTGAAATGGACTTCGATCTAACTTATCCGTGCATTGAACAGGTTGTGTTTAGCATGAGCAAAGCATTTCCTGTTGGAAGATTGCGTATAGGTATGCGTCTACAGAGATCTGGGTCAAATAAAGATGGACTGGGCGCATACCAACGTGATAGTTATCTAAACTTTTTTAACATGCAAATAGCAATGGGCTTAATGGAAAACTTTAGTTCAGACTATTTGTTTGAAAAGTATAGAACTACACAACTTGCACTGTGCGATGAACTTGGTGTAAGTGCTAGCCCTGTGGTAAATCTTGCTACAGGTGTTGGTGAACATTGGGACTACCTTAACAGAGGAGGTCCTTTCAATAGACTTTGTTTAAGTGATCAACTTAAACAGAGTATAAATACAGTGTTAGAACAGCGCCTATGACGCGGATCGACGGGTCCTAATATAAAGTTCAACAATACTGATATCCTATAGGAGATAATAAAATGTCAGAACTTAAACAGTATGATGCAAAAGGTTACAACCCTAATACAGGCATCTATTGCAGTTCACAGATTTTCCAGGGCGACTGGGACAATGAACTAGCAGCACTCGATTACACTGCTCGCGAACGTGCAGTGAGTGATAACAATATCGTTGCATTCGACGAAGATAAAGGTATTGTTAGCAACTATCTTTACAATGCTTTCCGTAGTGAAGATGGTAAAAGCACAACAACAGAAATCCAAGACTTTTGGGCAGAAGAAGCACCAGAAAACTTCTCATACACAGACAGTTACTACAACAGTCCAAAACTAAGAGCTATGATTGATTGGTTTAAGTGTGAGAAGACACGCATCCGTATCTTCCAGCAGAAGCCAGGTCATACAATGGCTATCCACACTGACTTTGATAATCAGCGTGGTCAAGAGCACGGCGAAACACTGCGCATTTTCGTACAACTTAACGACATGCCAGGTGGTGCTTGGTTCCGCTTTAAGACCGAAGACAGTGAAATGTCAATCAACCTACAAAAAGGTCAGTTCCTAATCTTTAATCCAGATCACACAGGTCATGGTACAGAGAACGTAACAGACATCCCACGCAACACATTCATGATGGTTGTGAAGCGTAACGAATGGTTAGACAACTTAGTTGGTGAAAGCAACATGCAGCTCATCAACGTAGACGAGCTAGTAGCAGCAAAAGCTGCAGCTTAATCCCCCGTAATAGTGTGCGTTTAGGCGCACACTATTTTTTTACATAGAAAATATGAATCAACAACATTATCGAGTAGGCGAAAAGACATTCGTCAATGCATATGCTGCACTGTATGAAAGTGCGCAAACTGAACAGTTTAGCCAAGGCATTGCACCACAATATCATCTAGATGCATACAGTGCAGTGGATGTTGCAAGATTGCAACAGTATACCACTGCGGATCTTATTAGACAAAAACTCAGTGTACTAAGACAGTCACACAACAAAATAAGATTGCATTACACCGGCGGTAGAGATAGTCATACTATATTGCTTGCGGCATTAGACATGGGTATTGACTTTGATTGTGTTTTTACTCATACAAATAGCATAGTTGAAGATCCATATACAGAGCAAGAGTTTACACCTGGTATTGAGTTTGCCAACAGCGTTCATATGCCTAATGTTGTACACAGGCTCGGCATAGAGGATTTTGAACGTGTTTGGACTGATCCATGGTGCTTTACAAAATACCATGACTTCTATCATGGATTTGCTCCGGTATATAGCGATTTGATGTTAGACAAATATGACGACTATGATCTTGAACTGTTAGGTGTAGACAAACCATGGTACTATGTCAATGGCGATGACTACTATTGGATACTCAATGATGCGACAGATTATTGTATTGGACGTACACACGAAGACTTTTTTCTAGGCAGCGTTCACCCAGAGCTAACTGTAAAGCAAGTTTATCAAGGATATGAGTTTATAAAACAACGAGACAAACAAGGCTTTGTTGTTTATAAAGACCTTCCTCAAAAACATTTTTGCAGACATTTAGGATTGCACGACGGTATAGATGTAAAATACAATGAAGAAAAAACACGCAAAGATTTCCATGCAACTGGATACTTTAACAACAAGCATTATCGCAGCATGCAACAGGTATTAGGCATGGGCAGGCAGGATATAGTTGATGCTTGGCGTGAGACAAGTGCGCATCTAGTAGAGCAACTAAGTCCTGCTCCTTATGGATTGGAAACAAGAACAATATTAGACGGTGTAAAGAGTACAACAACAGTAGCTCGCATAACTGCTATTTTTAAGATAACACCCACAAACTTAGAAATGCTACCGCACACTGATATAAATAGGTTGACACAAGCATAGGATTCTAGTATAGTAATAAACATAAAGCGCCTATGGTGGAACTGGTAGACACGCAGGTTTTAGGTACCTGTGCCGCAAGGCGTGGGGGTTCGACTCCCTCTAGGCGCACCAACTTTATGTTTCCGTAGCTCAGCTGGATAGAGCAACAGCCTTCTAAGCTGTGGGTCGCAGGTTCGAATCCTGCCGGGAACGCCATATTCATATTATGATAGTATCAGTTACAGGAACAGATGCAGGGCTTGGAAAAAGCATTGCTGATTATTTAGAACACGCACACACTGTTTTAAGATTTGGAAAACAGCATGATCTCAGAGATTATTCTGTTAGACAAACGATCTTAACCGCAGACTTTGATGTTCTAATCAGCGTAGCAAAGCCAGATTTTGCACAAACACAACTCGTGTATGAATGCTTCGAAATACATGGAACAAAAAAACGTGTTATAAACATAGGCAGTGCAGTGGTATATGAAAAACATTGGGGCGACGATGTTCATATGATGCGCTATCATACACAGAAACAGAGTCTTGCACATGCAGTTGCACAGATAAATCATCCGAACATTGCAATCGTTAATCCAGCGCATTTGTATGATCCTGGAGAATATGACTATGCTAAACTGGAACAATGGTGCAGGAATAATATTGTTATATGAAACCAAAACAGTTATTTGAAAGCAAAACATTTTGCCCTGCGCCTTGGAACAATCTTTATGTAGCACCAGATGGTGATGTTAAAACTTGTAGTATCGGAGCAAGCCCTTTAGGTAATCTTAACACAGATACGTTTGCTAGTTGTATCACGAGCAATCCTGTGCTTAAAGAAATACAGGGTGCTATGATAAATGGCAAATACCATAGTAACTGCGCAGAGTGTTATAAACTTGAAACAGAGCAAGATGCTTATAGTTTAAGAAAACACTATAAACGCACACTTACAAGAACTGACAGATTAGAAAGTTATGATACAAACGATGGTGACCTAATACCTACCGGATTTGATTTACGTTATGATAACACCTGTCAAAATGCATGTGTTTATTGTTTTCCAGCCCTAAGCAGTAGATGGGCAAAAGAACTAGGAGTGACGGTCAACAGGGCAGATGGTGTAGAGGATGTTAAGCAGTTTGTACTGGATAACCTAGCGAATGCAAAAGAAGTTTATCTTGCAGGCGGTGAGCCACTTATAAACAAGGATTTTGCTCAGTTACTGGAAACACTATACGAGGTCAATCCTGATTGTAAGTTAAGAATAAACAGTAATATAAAAAACATACATACACCTGTATTTGAACTTAGCAAAAAGTTTAAAAAGTTAAGATATACAATAAGTGCAGAAAGCACAGGTGAACATTATCAATACATTAGATATCCACAGACCTGGAGTAGTTTTGCAAAAAATATTGACGTAGTTATAAATGAAGTTCCTAGTTATAACTTTAACATGGTTTTGAATGTATTAAATCCTGTAGCACTATTCGATTGTATAGATTACCTTATGGAACGAGGCGTACATGAGAATGGTTTTGTAATACATCATGCAACAAGTCCAACTTGGAGTAATATTAATAATCTGCCAGACTGGCAGCTAGACTATTTTGTACTCAGATGTACACAACTACAAAAGACATTGGATCCTAAATACAGTTTGTATAATGCCATAGAAGGTTGCATTAACTTCATTGACAGTAAATACAAAAAAGATATTGACGATACTCGAACTAATCTGCTATTGTTAGATCAAAGAAGAAAACTTAATAGTAAAGAACTTTTCCCTCATATATGGGAGTCGAACATGGAAAAAGAAGAAACTATCATGCCTGTTGATATGTTCAACAACAAGCAACAAAAGAAAGAAGCCGAAGATCAAGACGCAGAGCTCGACTGGGCCGAAACTTATGGTGTAAACACTGAGGATTTTTTATCGCCAAAAAAGACTTGACATCCTAGTAAAGTTAGCATATAATGTTAATAATAATAGGAGACATGAAATGACAGATATTGATTACGCAGTTATTGAAGCATACCAAATGCAACTTAGTACAGAACAAAGTATAAAGTTTGTTATGAACATGGCTAAAGTTAACAGAGAGCAAGCCAAAGCGGCTATTAAAGTTTATGAACGTAAGGTCATAATGGCTCATTAAAGTATTGGAGAGGTGGCTGAGTGGCTTAAAGCGGTGGATTACTAATCCATTGAGCCTTTGCGGGCTCCGGGGGTTCGAATCCCTCCCTCTCTGCCAGTACATAAAAACGCAAGTATAGACTAAGGAAGAACGAAAAATGACTATCGCAGTAATGCTTTTTACAACACTGTTTGCAATCGACAACACAGAGTTTTTTGAAACAGTAGAGCAAAATATCGAAGACGGCATGTCTTGGAACTATGTTGGTAAATCAGATCCTGATGGACAGCCAGCACTAACAGTGCGCAATGAAGCGACTGGGAAAGAAAGCATTTACTTTAAGATGCTAAGAGACTAATGTATAGGGTAACTGGTTACTTCCGAAACCATAAAGTAGTACAGAGTTTTATTAATGTGTATGACGCTATTGATTTTAAAGACACTGTAGACGCACACTATCCTATTAAAACAACACTGGAAAAAGGAGTTTATCCTGTGAGAACATTTATTGTAAACGGTTGGAACGCTATTATGGATCATAACATGAATCCATTGCGTAATATTCCAGACCTACAGACTCGACATGTAGTAATGCAAATACTAGCATGGATGTGGTGTATTATCTTTAGCATGAGTGTAGGTAGTATCACTGTGTTTGGTGTAAGTGCAGTTGCACATGTATTGTTTATTGCTGGTATTGTTGTAACAGTAGGCACATTTGAAACTGCAAAACGCAATCCAAAACTTTTTAGTTTGCGCCCTGGATATCACAGTGTAAGCCGCACACGACAATACATGTGGATTAACGGTGAAAAGGTTAAACTTGATCCAAACGATCCAGGTGGAGAACATGAATAAAAACTTAAGGAAAATCGAAAATGAAAGTTAACGTAGACGTATATACAACTGATGTTGATGCAGGAATAGCAGCATTTAGAAAAGCACTGGAAAGCGGAGCAACTGATGTGCAGTTGCGTTCAAACGAGGATTGGGAATCTAAACAGTTTGAAAGTCTTAATCTAATGTTTGAAGCAGATCATAAGAGCGAAGCACTTAATGAATTAGATGATGGTCCATTTACCAAAGACCGTCCATAACTAACAAAGTCCTGTCTTCCATTCGACAGGTTAAATAACTGAATGGATGGTGCCCAGGAGAAACATGCAGAATATTCTAGTAGCAGGTTGTAGTTTTACAGAGCAGTGTGGTTTTACAAAACAAAACCAACCTCTGTATCACTGGCCCTATTTGTTAGCAGATTACTACGAGTCAGACGTTACAAACATAGGAATCAACGCTGGAACTTGTGAAGAAATATTCTACAGAACATTAGAGCAAGTCATTGACACTAGTTATGACTATGCGGTTGTAGTATGGTCATACCCACATAGACGATGGATGTATAGCAGTCATAATAATGTAGATGACTATACTATATTAGGCCCGCCTGCAGAAGGCAAAAATGCAGATATCAACGGTGTAAAAGACTATGCACGGTTGCACTACAAGCATTTTGATAATAGTTACATGAATCTTAAAAGATTTCTACTTCAAGTCAAAAGTTTGGAACTTGCACTTAAAAACTTGAATAGAAAATATGTTTTTGTACAAGGAACAAACACACTTTGTCGAGAAGTTTTTGATTACAATCTTACTAGTGACATAAAAGACATGTTAGATTTTGAAAATAGACCTGACGAATACATATCAGAAAAACTCAACGATCTTAGAAATATACTGACAAGCATAGATTTTGATAACACAATAGAATGGCTTGACTATAGTTTTTATGACAACAGATTAGACAGAGCAGATGACAATGTACATCCTGGCCCTCGATCTAACAAGTTACTGTTTGATAAACTTGTAGCACACATCGCCAATAAATAATAGTATGATCACACTAACTGAAAAAGCAGAACAATATCTTAAAACCGTTGGAGATCCCAATGTTTACCTAAGTGTAAAAGGCGGAGGATGCAGCGGTTTTACTTATATTTGGGATGTTACAGACAAAGAACCTACCGTAGGCAATCTACATGTAGACCCTATTGCAGAAATGTTTGTAATGGGCTGTACCGTTGATTATATTACAGAACTAGGCGGCAGTTATCTACAAGTCGTCAATCCCAATGCTGTAGCAAGTTGCGGCTGCGGCGAAAGTTTTGCTGTATAATAGTTTATACCTATTCCCTAATAGACAGATAATCTTTGACATTACTCCATGCTATATGTAAATATTGTATAGTAAGGAGTTTACTATGCCACCACGCAATCATACCAACTGGTTAAAGCAACCAAACATAGAATACATCAGCAGTGAATGCTACAATAATCACGAAGTTTACCTAGCAGAACAAGAGTTGATCTTCGGTAAAGTTTGGGTGCCTATATGCCACTTGAGCGAAATGTATGAACTAGGCGATTTCCGCACAACTACAATAGCAGGCGTTCCTGTAATAGCAGTAAATACAACGGACGGTGTTCGTGCTCTTCGAGACACAGGCATTACACAGCCAGCAGGTACACTAAGTGGGCCTATAGATGGAACACAACTGCATTGCGAAGTAAAGCACGGACAAATGGTTTGGGTAACACTGGATCCAAATCCTACTCAGGATGTAGAACAGTGGACAGCAGGTGCATTTGATTGCATAGCAGATGCTATTGATACTGAAGAACTAGAAGTGTTTCACTATCACAAAGCAATCATTGACACCAACTACAAGTTGTGGCATGATACTAATAGCGAGTTTTATCACGATTTCATGCACTACTTTAACAGAGTGAGCGGTTTTAACGATGAATATTTCGCTAGAAAAAATGTTCCTTTTGATAATGGTCATGTTAACGTCAGTAGCTTTACTGTTAACTATACTGAGTATGACGGCTTTGAGGATAGAGGGGAGTTATCTTTTCCCAATCTGCCGCCCAACCAGTGGTACATGGTCGACCTCTTCCCAGGCTATAACTTCAACTTACGGGGCAGTGCCTATCGTAGTGACACAGTAACTCCACTAGGTCCTAATCGAGTCTTAATCGAGTTCAGAGGTTATGGGCTGCGCATTGACACACCTGCTGAGAGACACACACGCATTAAACACCACAACAGTATCTGGGGTCCATTTGGACGCAATCTGCACGAAGACCTTATTGGCGTTGCAGGGCAAGGCACTACAATGCGTGAAGGTACAGAATCAAGAAACATTCTGCACGGAAGACATGAGAACTCTACTATACATGATGAAGTTGGTATGCGACACTACTATGGCAAATGGGGCGATTTCTTAGGTGTAAATCCAACAAGACCACTAGAGAACTTAACTTTGTAAATCTTTTTCCTACTACTGGATAAATATACAGTAAGTTAGGAGTTCTAATAATGCCGAAACAAAGTATTAATATTGGTAGTAGCGCCAATGACGGAACAGGCGATCCGTTACGCACTGCCTTTGACAAAATCAACGATAACTTTGATGAGCTGTATTTGTACAGTACTGCATCAAGTGGTAACAATGTAACTATCACAGGCAACACCGTTGCTAGTGATAACACCAACGGCAACATTATCCTAGATCCAAACGGCACTGGTCGTGTCGTATTAGCAACAGCAAGCGAACTTCGTTTTACAGACCATACAGACAATGCAGTGGCATTTGTTGACAGTGACGGTGATGTAAGTTTCAACGGCGAGTTTACATTTACTGAATCAACAGGCAGACTACAAGTTGGAGATGTATTTGTTGGTGGTACAAGAATCGGTACAGAGCGCAGTAACCAAGACCTAGTTATTGATCCTAGCGGTACTGGTCTTATTGACTACAACACAACTGCACAAACAACAGTAGGCGCGGCAGGTGGAGCAACTGCGCTACCAGCAACTCCAACTGGATACTTCCAACTAAAAGTTAACGGCACAGCATACGTTGTACCATACTACGCTGTAAGTTAAGGATAGACAATGGCAAAGGCAACCATTAATGTAGGTACTAATGCAGACGACGGCACAGGCGATTCACTTCGTGCCGCATTTGTAAAGGTAAACGACAACTTTACAGAAGTTTACGACGAACTTGGTGGTACTAGTCTAAGTAGACTTAGATTTGTTGATAACAAGATTATTGGAGATGTAAGCAACGAAAACGTTGTTATTGATCCCAATGGCACAGGCATTGTAAACATTCAAAGCGATGCTAGTGTAACTGGTGATCTTAGAGCTACTGGCGAAACTCGTGGTGCTACACTGCAAGTAGATGGTGCTGCAAACATTGATGGTAGTGCCGTAATAGATGGCACACTTAATGTAAATGCAGTAGCAAACACTACAAGTATTACTACAGCAACACTCATAGCAAGTGGCACAGCAACCTTTAATGGAAACGTTGACCTAGGTGACAGCAGTGCTGACACAGTAACTATTACAGGCAGATTAGACAGCAGTATTGTTCCCGACACTGATCAAACATATGATATTGGCGGTACTAGTCTGCGTTTTAAAGATATTTTTGTACAAGATGTTGATGCAGGTGCAGACATCACTGCCGGTGGTGACCGCATGCGTATTGTACAAAGCCACACACCTGCAAGCAGTATAGGCGTTAGCGGCGATACTGCAGGCGATTTTGCCTTTGACGGCAACTATATCTACTATGCAACAGCAGATTACGACGGTTCAGCAAACATTTGGAAGCGTGTTGCATGGAGCGGTGACACCTGGTAGGGTTGATAAATACTACATATAACGAGGAGTATATAGTATGTTGCCTCCAGTATGGGTTACACCACCTGGTGATCTAGGTACAGTCGTAGAAGGCGAGTTTTACCAAGTTCAACTAAACGCAGCCAATGCCACAAGTTACAAATACTTGAGTGGCGTATTGCCTGTTGGCATTAGAGTGACACGCAATGGTGTTGTAGAAGGCAATCCTAAGAACTATGATTATATCCAAGGTGTTCCTAAAGAAGTAGCACAAGATGTTACCAGTAAGTTTATTGTAAGAGCTGTAAGTGATGATGGCAGTGTAGCAGACCGTGTGTTTGAAATGACTGTCACAGGACAAGATGCTCCTGTGATTACTTCGGAACCTGCAAGTGATTTAGGTGCGTTTTTCGATGGCGATAAAGTTGATGTACAACTTACTGCTACAGACCCTGATCCGCAAGATACACTAACTTGGAAACTGCAAAGTGGCAACTTGCCTAGTGGATTAGAAGTTACAACCGATGGTAAGATTATTGGATACATTACTCCTTTTGAAGATGTAACAGGTACTCCTGGATTTGATGTCAATAACTTTGACATCGGAGAATGGGACTTTAGAACTAAAAGTGTAAACAAAACATATGACTTTATTGTAGCAGTCACAGATGGCAAAGACGTTGACTTAAAATCATATACACTGTTTGCTGCAAGTCGTAATGTTGTTACAGCAGACATGGACATACTCACAGTAGACAACTATGACGATCAAGAAACTAATACAGGATTAGGTCAACTTTTAGACGCAAGTGAAACAAATCTGCGTAGACCTGCCATGCTAACACAAGCAACAGAAATAGGCACTATTAAACACGACAACTATTTTAGTTACCAAGTACTTGGAAGGGACTTTGATGGAGATACATTAGAGTTTCAACTAGTTGGCGGTTTTGACAGTGCAGTAGATGGCTTTGATGATGTAAACTTTGATCAAGAATCTGCTAACTTACCAGACGGTCTGGTATTAGATCCTACCAGCGGTTGGATTAGCGGATACATTCCACAGCAAGCCAGTACTACTAAAAACTATACCTTTGGTATTTTCTGTCGCAAACGTGATAACACTGAGTATGTAAGTCAAGACACTATTAGTTTCAGTGTCACAGTAGAAGGCGATATAGACAGTGTTGTTGGGTGGCCCAATGCTGACCTTGGTACTATAAGCACAGGTACACAAAGTCAACTTAGTATTTCAGCTAGTATTAGCGACGGCAGACCTGTACAGTATGAACTACAAGGTAATCTAGGATTTACACAAAACTTGCCACAAGGGTTAACACTTAACAGCAGTGGACTTATTGTAGGCAGAGTAAGTTTTGAAACATTAATGTTTGACACAGGACGTACAACGTTTGATATTGAAGATTTGTACACCAATGAAACAACATTTGAAAATATCTATACATTTACAGTAAGGGTATTCAGTGCAGATGGTGTTGTAGACACTTACAAGACATTTAGTATAAGACTAGTACTAGATAGCAAAAAGCCATATGAAAGTATTTTTGCTAGAGCGTTGCCTACACAAGCACAACGTGATATCTATGAAGCGTTTATTCAAAACAACGATGACATACCACAAGCAGATGTGTATCGTCCGGGTGATTATGCATTTGGTATTCAAACAGATATTCGTGCTGTGATTGCAGCTGGTCTAGCACCAAAGCCTGAAACAGATTACATAGAAGCAATGAGTAAAAACTTCTATAATAACATATTAAGATTTGGTGATTTTAAAACAGCAAGAGCCCTTAATGAAGATGGCACTGTGAAGTATGAAGTTGTCTACTTAGAACTTTTAGATAACAAACAAGGAATAAATCCTAGCACAGGGATGAGTGGTAGTCCTGTACTAAAACAAGATGTACGCAGTGATGTCACTACATGGAGTAATCCATTGCGTGTAAGTGAACCTGCTATAGATGTAAGTCATCAGCATTATTTGGTTTCACAAGCAAACGATTATTATGTGTATCCAAACAGTATTGAAAATATGCGCAGTAGACTTACCACAGACATTGGTTATCAAATACTAGAACGTAAAGTATTACCAGACTGGATGCAAGACAAACAAGAAGATAACACAGTGCTTGGGTGGATACTAGCAGCACCTATTGTTTACTGTAATCCAGGCACGGCGAAAAAGATCAAGTATAGACTTGAAGAACGTGTAAAAAACAGTACACTGGATATTAAAAAGATTAGTTTTGAGATTGATAGGTTTATACTAGACAATAACTTGAGCCGCTGGTTTGACAAAACAACAAACAAGTTTACAATCACACAAGAAACAACATTTGATGTTAGTGACGTAACAGAGTTTGATGGTGACGGTACAAGATTCTTTGCCAATGTAGACACATTTGCAAACAAAGATCAAGGGGACAAATATATTAAGTTCCCACAGGTAGGACCTTTTGACAGACTACCTTACACTGAAAGATAAATATATAGACAGTTTCCACAGTTGGAGTTTTAAATAATGGCAAGCGGTATTATCACAACAGGTATTGACACAGCGTATCCAGTAGCAGGGCAGGACAATGACAGCCAAGGATTTCGCGATAACTTTACCAATATTAAAACAGCACTAGACACTGCTAAGACAGAGATTAGTGACATTGAAAGCAAGGCAATCCTCAAAGGCGCATTGGACGGCGACAGTCTAAACAATGATGGCGCTGGCGCAGTACTTGAAGATTTTGAACTTAAAGATATCAGTGAAACTCGTGTTGCAAAAGGTACAACTAGTGGAACAGTAACCTTTGACTATGAAGATGGTCCATATCAAACATTAACAACTAGCGGCAGTTGCACATTTGCGTTTAGTAACTTTCCAGCCGCAGGCAAAGTAGGCACAATCCGTGTTGAAATCAATGTAGCAAACGTAGCACATACAATGACACTACCAGGAGCAGTGGACATTGGTGAAGATCAACTTATCGGCAGCAACGGCAGTAATGTAATCACATTTGACAGAACAGGTGTACACTTGTTTGAGTTCATTACAGATGATGCAGGTGCAAGTATTGCTGTACTTGACCAGTTGCGCAACAATCGTTCTATTGAAGTTCGCACTGCAACTGGCACAGGTCAGACAGGTGACAAGGCAGGCGATATTTGTGCTGATGCTACTAACCTATATGTGTGTACAGCAACATATGATGGCTCAACTGCTATTTGGAAAAAACTAGTACTACAAGCCATTTAATACTTGACACTGCCTCTAAAACCTGTATAATATATATAATACATGCATAACCAGAGGTATCAATGACTAATCCTTTTAAAGATATTGACACGTTTCAAACAGCGTGTGACCAAGAGCCTAGCGCAAGTAACTACGCTATGTATCTTGATTTAATCGAAGAAGAATATACAGAACTAACAGAAGCAGTAGACGCCAACGACAAAGTAGAACAACTAGATGCACTTATTGATATTCTGGTTGTAACTATTGGTGCTATCCGTGCAGCTGGCTGGGACAGCGAAGGTGCATGGGAAGAAGTTATGAAAACTAACTTTGCAAAGATTGATCCAGAAACAGGTAAAGTTCGCAAACGTGAGGACGGCAAAGTTCTCAAACCTGAAGGATGGCAGGCACCACAACTTAAACAGTTTATTGAATGACAACAAAAGACCACTTAGTATGTGCAGTATTTTCTGTGCTAATCTACTTTAGTATAACACTAATGATGATTCCCAACATGCTTTGGAGCATTGTTGGTGCTTGGCTTGTGTGGAGAAACTGGATAACATTTAATGCATATTGTGAACAACGCAGGGATGGACTAAGATGAATCATCCTTTAACACCTAACTTATCCAGCATGTCTGACGCAGAAGTTCTCAAAAAAATAAGTGAACTGCAAAAGCGTATGAACTTTGCCTATCAATCGGGCAATGCACATGTAATGAGCCAGATTGAAATGATGCTCGAAGACTATAAAGAAGAAAATAGAAAAAGAGACAGAGAGCGTTGGGATAAAATGCAAGAACAACAAAAAGACAAAGGCAAAGATTGGGACGATTTAATCGACATATAAAAATGATAGAAGTAAAAGAAACTTTCTCTACTACGATGGTGCTGGAAGATATTATTGTACCAAATACTTGGCATGTAACTATTAGTTTAGTACCTAACATGGGCAAGAACAAACTCTACACTAAAGCAATGGATCGTATTCAATATTACATTGCAGAAGTTATAGACAACAGTGTGTTTATTGGAGCACACAATCTGTCAAAGATTGCTAACTTACCATTCAAAGCACAAGTGCATGTGTTTCCAGACGATCCTTGGGATCATTTAGTCGCCATGTGTTTGTATACAAAGATCAGTGCAATCTGTGAAGAAGTGTTTTTTGTAGACAGTATTACTATTAGCAGCCAACAGGCACGAAACGTAAGTCATACATTTACATCAGACGAAGGCGGCAATGAAAACTTGTTACAGTTGTTTGATGATGAACCTGATTTAGAGCAGTATGTAAAATACTGGTACAAGCCTAGTGCGCAGATGTTTTTCTTACACGAAGGACTAAAAATAGTAACTGTTGATTGGTCAGAAGAAGACTTGACGTTTGACGAAAAATCAGGTACAGTAGTAGAACTAAAAGATTTCAAAAAGAAACCACCTAACAATGACAATACAACTTGATGAATATTCGAGACAGGTTCTCAGTGAACAGCAAGCATGTGAAATGCTGTATGCAAACCCAAGTCTCGATATTACTAATCTATGTTTAGAAAATGTAACAAAGTTTAATGCGGCAAGCAATGCACTTCATTTGGACACAATGTTAACACAGTTGAACGATGTAAATATGGATATACAACAGTATCATAATATAAATCAAAGCAACTGGCATATGCCAGAAAAGTATAAACACTTAGACATTGCAAAATACTTGTTAGATTTATGTAAAACAGATGCACAACTACAGAGAGTAGGACAAGAGCTACTGCTTTACCAAGAACGAGATATGTTTGACTTGTTGCGTTTTTTGTGTTATATTGTAGATACTATGCGAGATCAAGACATTGTTTGGGGTGTTGGTCGTGGTAGTAGTGTTGCAAGTTATGTGCTATATTTGATAGGTGTGCATAAGATTGACAGTCTATACTATGATTTAGACGTAGCAGAGTTTTTAAGATAAGTATAATATACGCATATTATTATTAGGAGAATATAATGGCTCGAGGAAAAACTTATAGAACAGCCAATGGACAAAACGTTGATTTTGGTGCTATGATGTTAGCAAATGAAACTGCGCCTGCACTGGGCAATATGAAAGTAAACGCCAGAGGTGATGAGATTTCGCCTGATGGTACTATTACAAAAAGTCGCGAACAAATCATGCGAGAATACAATGAAATGAACACAATGGTTCCAGTAGACGATGTTATCCCAGAAGGCACAAATATTGCGCAAGCAGATGAAGATGACTGGCAAGACTGGGAACCTGCTGTGCAAGCACAACCACAAACAACTGATGTTGTTGACGGTCACGGCGATGTACACGAAGTTGTACAAAGCCAACCAGATGAAGAAACTAAACCAACTCCAACTGGTGGGCTAGCAGCGGCTGTAGCGGCAGCTAAGAAAGTAGAACAAAACGTTCAACCTGCAAAAGGCACAGAAGAACGTGAGAACCCAGGTGTACGGAGGATTTAATGGCAAAACATGTAGCGACAAGGACCACAGGAACTTTCAAACCTTTGCGAGATGGTATTCTTGTAAAGGAAATGGAGTTTGGTGAGATTACAACCAAAGCTGGTATTATTATTACCAGCGATGACGGTGAGACACGAGGCATTCATCCAAGATGGGGCAAAGTGATTGCTATTGGTCCTGAGCAAGAAGATGTTAAAGTTGGCGAGTGGGTGTTAGTAGCACATGGTCGCTGGAGCCGTGGATTTGAACTTAATGGTGAGATTGTACGCACAGTAGATCCTAAAGACACACTTGCAGTAACAGACGAAGATCCAGGGCAGGAGTTTTTCGATATTAGTATGGGGCACCAGACATATGAATATCAAGGGAAAGTTGGTGTAGGTAAACTAGAGGTGTAAATGGCTTGGGAAGACCACACACAGTCAGAAGCAGAAAGATACAGGAGTATGTTTCTTGCAAAAGAAGATGAAAATCAAATCTTACGACATAACGTAAGAGAACTACAGGAGCAACTGCAAAATAGTTACAAACGTATTGCAGAATTAATCGATGGTGATATGGAACGGAAAACATCTGATCGGCACTAGCCCTAAGTGTGCTAGACGCAGTATCATTGCTTGGGGCGAAGCAAATGGCTTTGTACAACTAGGTGATGCAGATGTAAAAAATATTCAAGATGCTACAGCCATTTACTTGGTACGAAACCCAAATGGTAGATTGCCCAAGCAAATACAAACTGTGACAAAACGTCTAGCAACAGCGGTTGCCAAAGAACCGATGGATCAATGGGACAACACTGAAAGTTTGTTTAAAGAGACATTGGAAGAAGATCCTAAAGATTGGTACAACATTGATCCTGTACATTTGCAGAAGCAAATCAATGCTAGTGAACGCTATAAGAATATCTCTTGGAAGTTTATTAAACTAGATGACTTTAATACATGGGCTGTAGAAAATGGGTACCAACCTTTCGAACTGTTTGCAGAAAATGCAGACCCCAATCTTATCGCAATGATTAACTTTTTCATTGAAGAGTCAGGAGTAGAAGAACTTTACGCTGACGACTTTGAACTTTACAATAGGATTTAAATGTTAACTGTTATTGATGAAACACAACTCTCATATTTCGATCACGATCCTGTAAGACCACACATTGATGCAAACTTTCGCATCACAGAAAACCGCAAAGCATTTGCACTGTGGTACAAGGACGAAGCACCTGCTGCAATCATTTGCGCTGCATTCTGCGAGGATGTGCCTAGCACTGAGGAAGTGCTGGACAATCCAGGCACTACGGCTGTGTTTTACACAGTATGGAGTTATGAACGCGGCGCAGGTGCAGACGTTGTATTTGATGCAGTAGAATGGATCAAAAGCAACATGCCAGACGTAGACAGATTTGTTACACTAAGCCCTCCTACAGAAATGGCAGAACGATTTCATTTGAAGAATGGTGCAATCAAGCTGCGTGTTAACGAAGATACTGTAAACTTTGAATATGTCAACCCTTAAACACTATCGCAGTTGGTTTATACAACTTAAAAATCAATATGGAATATTGACAGCTCTGCTCTGTTTCATGTACAATGCTAAACACTATAACTTAGATGGAACCTACAAATGATACACAAATTTTTTAAGAAACTAGGACTTGCTGATGAGTACGGATACTGCGATACGAGCATCGTTGGATTCGTTGTTATCTGGAGTTTCTTTCTATACGGCGTATATCTTGCTATTGAGGATCTTGTTCGATGAAAGAACTTTGGACAGAAAAATACAGACCTAGCACAATCTCAGACTATGTGTTTAGAGATGATGCACAACGTAAACAAGTGCAGGGTTGGGTAGATGCAAAAACTATTCCACACTTGCTGTTTAGTGGTGCTCCAGGCACAGGTAAAACTACACTGGCAAAAGTGCTTATTAACATGCTTGATATTGATGAGTATGATGTACTAGAGATCAATGCTAGTCGTGAAAACAGTGTTGAAAACGTGCGTGATAAGATCACTAACTTTGTACAAACTATGCCTTTTGGTGATTTTAAAGTTGTACTGCTAGATGAGGCTGATTATATCAGTCCAAATGGTCAAGCGGCACTGCGTGGTGTAATGGAAACATATGCAAGCAGTAGTCGCTTTATTCTCACTTGTAACTATCCAAACAAGATTATCCCTGCACTGCACAGCCGTTGTCAAGGCTTTCACATTGAAAAGATTGATCACACAGAGTTTACTGCTCGTATTGCAACAGTGTGTGTTGAAGAAGGTGTAGAGATTGATATTGATACACTGGACAGTTATGTAAAAGCAACATATCCTGACTTGCGTAAATGCTTGAACTTGTGTCAGATGAACACAGTGGATGGCACACTAGTAAAGCCAAACGAAGGTGATAGTGCAACAGCAGACTACAAACTAGCAGTGGTAGACTTGTTCAAGCAAGGTAAGATACTAGAGGCTCGTAAGATGCTGTGCAGTCAAGTGCGTCCTGAGGAAATGGATGATCTGTTCCGCTGGATGTATGACAACTTGGAACTGTGGGGAGAAACACAGGAACAAAAGGATGCAGCTATTCTCATCATTGCAAAAGGACTGCGCAACATTCCAATGGTAGCAGACCAAGAGATTAACTTGGCGGCAACACTAGTAGAACTATGTCAGATATCCAACTAAAGGATGTACTAACATATGGGCATAGTTTCTGCGTCCTTCCTTTCATACACAAGCACATAGACCTCAACAATAAGCAAAAACTTTGTTGTCATAGCAGCGACATCATCGACGATGATCGACTACAAGCAGTGCGCACAGCAATGCTAGACAATAAATCTGTTGGTGAATGCAGAAAATGTGTAGCGCAAGAACAAATAAAGACTTTTAGTGAACGGCAACTTTACAACAAAGAATGGCTTAAATCCTTTCCAGATTTAGATTTCCATAATCCAGAAGAACTAAGTTATGACTTGCGATACAGTAATCTTTGTAACCTAAGATGTCAAACTTGCAATGCAGGCAGTAGCAGCGAATGGGCTAGATACTTAGGTCATGAAGATATTTACAAAACTGTAGAGCCCGATCTTGATATCAACCCTAATGCTAAACGCATTTATCTTGCAGGCGGTGAACCTTTTATGATAAAGAGTTTTAGCACTGTGCTCGATAGTTTAGAAAACGTTGACTGCGAAATAATAATCAATACAAATGCAACTATCTTGACAGACCATATGATGTCTGCACTTAAACGTTTTACTAACTTATGTTTTGTACTGAGTATAGATGGCACAGGAGAAACAATAGAACGCATTAGGACGCTGTGTAGTTGGGATATAATACAAAAAAATATACAAGCACTAAGACAAGCACTAGATCCCAAGTTTATGGTTAACACAGTTGTACAACATGACAACATAGACAATATACCAGAACTTGCAACTTGGATTGACCAACAGAACATCAGTGTTTGGCACACACATATCTGCACTAATCCTGAGCAGTTTCATTACAGCCATTACACAGGAAAGGTTGCGTGGGAAGAAGATCTTTGGCAAAGAACGTGTGTAACGAAAAATATACAAGCACAAAATAGTTTGAGGATGATTTACAAGGATCTGGTTGACAAATAATATAAAGGTGCTATTATATACATATTGTTAAACATTACCAAGGACCAAAGCAATGAAAGATACTACTTTCGACCTCAAACTAGTAATGACCTACGCTGTTGCAGCATATAACCAAAATCAAGAAGAATACATAAACTATCCTGGTCCAGACACCGTGACCAACAAAACACTTATCCTTTCACATTTAGGTGTTCTTAGTGAACAGCAAACTGCGTTTATAGACACAGTTACGCAAGACTGCGAAACTACTGCAGAAGATATCATCAAATACTACAGAGGCTTGACATTTAAAGCCATGGGTGCCAAGATCAATGATTTTGAGCAAAAAGTTCTCAACCTTATCCAAACAGGTGTAGTTGATCGCAGAGATATTGGCGTAATAGCAAGTTTGCCTAAAGCATACAACCGTGCAGTCAAACGTGATGCTAAAGACATCGAAATGCGCAAACTTAGTACTGTTAGTGAATACATTGGCAATCTAGGCGAGAAGATCAGCGGCGAAGTAGAAATCATTAACTGTAGTTTTATACAGAGACTGGCTTGCTACATTGTAAATGCTAAAATCGGCACAGATATTGTTTGCTTCTTTACTAAACATTCTGCAGAACATTGGGGCGATGCTTGTACAGTAGAAGGCAAAGTCAAACGTCACCAGACCAGTAAGTTCCACGGTGGCAAAGAAACTGTGCTTAACTATGTAAAAGTGGTTGACAAAACTTAAAAGTTTGCTATACTAGTAAAGTAAGTTAAAGAGAAAGAGAAAATATGAAAAAGACTATTATTGTTGATTGTGATGGCGTCCTATGTAATTGGGAGTATGCCTTCCATATTTTTATGGAAGAATACGGATTCCAAAAGATAGAAGGTGCTGAGACGATCTACAACGTAGGCGAACAGTACGGTATTAGCAAAGAACAAGGCAAGAAGATGATACGCATCTTCAACGAAAGTGCTGCTATTGGTTACCTTCCTCCACTGCGTGATGCAGTCGAAGTTATCACTAAGATGGCTGACGAAGGATGGACATTTATTTGTGTTACTAGTTTGTCAACTAACAAGTATGCACAAAAGTTGCGGGAACGGAACTTAGCAAAACTGTTTGGCAAAGGCACTTTTGAAAGTGTTGTTTGCTTGGCTACTGGCGCCGACAAAGACGAGGCTTTACTTAAATACAAAGACAGCGGTTGTTACTGGGTCGAGGACAAAGTAGAAAACGCACTCGCTGGTGAAAAAGTCGGTCTGAAGCCTATTGTAATCGAGCATGGCTTTAACATGGATTGCAAGGATTTTCCACTTGCTAAGAGTTGGAAAGAGGTTTACGAGATCGTAACTGCATAAAGAGGCAGATATGGACAGAGGTACTAGACTAGATCGAAGTCAAGCGGCAAGATCAAAACGTCGCAAACTTAAAAATATTGTTATTGAGTGTATGCTGAGAAAGTATGCAAGGCTTAGAAAGTTTAGGCGTAAACGCAACAAATAATGTAGGTGCGGTGAAGTTGGAGTGTCACACTAGTCTCCAAAACTAGAGCAGAGATGCTAGGGGGTTCGAATCCCTCCACCTATGCCAAATAAGTCCCTATCGTCTAATGGTTAGGACACCGCCCTTTCACGGCGGCAATCTCGGTTCGAATCCGGGTAGGGATACCAAATCAGCGGCTGTAGCTCAACTGGATAGAGCATCGGTCTACGAAACCGAAGGTTAGGAGTTCGAATCTCTTCAGCCGCGCCAAGTCACAAAAAAAGCGCCATATGGCGCTTTTCTTTTATTTTTATTATGCGATCTATTTTAGTGGAAGGGTAACAGTTGTACCGTCTATACCATCACTTCCCCAAACAGGGATATGATTGAAAACTGTAACACCGCTCCAAAAATCACTTGGAATCTGGTCACCTGCTACTGCTGTAGGAAGTTCCTGCATATAACTGTCTGCTGTTGTCCAGTCTGATACAACTGTTGCTGGATTACTACTTGGTGTTGTATATACTGCGCCGCTTTGTCCACTTACATTATTGGCTTTAGGATTGTACCCAATCATGTCAATCCAAATATTTCTATCTGTGTCAGTGTCTACATAGTACTCGTTCTTGAGCACTACCTTAATATCAATGTCCACACTACCGTCGCCAGCAGGATCTGCAAGTCCTGTAGTTTCCCACGTTACTAACTGTGGGCTATCTGCGCTAGTAGCAGTGATTGTTGTATTGTCTACAACTTTTGTACCATCAATGAATACGTCCATTCTTGCGTCTTCACTGCCTGCACTGTCTTGCCAGCATTGAATAGCAAATCTATAATCTGTTGCCATGTGTCTTGTTCTCCGAAGATAAATCTGTTTGTTATAACATGTTTATTTATCGCCATATATATCTAAGACTTCGATGACTGCTGGATGTCTTTCAATGTCTTGATGTTCAAACTCAGCAATGCTAATGTACTCACTGTCGTTAAATCTCGCATATAGTCGTTTGAAATCAATCAATCCGTTTTCATATTCTTTACGATCTGTTTGTGCAATATCACCGGTTACTACCATACGACTGTTGTCTCCAATGCGTGTAAGTAACATCTTCATTTGATTAGGTGTTGCGTTCTGCATTTCATCTGCAATAACCCAAGCGTTTTTAAAAGTTCGACCCCGCATGAATGCCAGTGGCGAAATCTCAATAACACCTTCCTGGATCATGGTTTGTATTTGCTTGGCATTGTAGTAATCTCTCATTACATCAAATATTGGCTTTGTCCAAGGCGCCATCTTATCTTCTATAGTGCCTGGTAGGAAACCGTGTTGTTCATCATCTACACCTACTGCCGGTCGTGTAATGATAATACGTTCTGCATCTCCTTCTTTTAACGCTTTAACAGCTGCTAGTACAGCCAACATTGTTTTTCCCGTGCCTGCTGGTCCTGTTGCAAAAACAATAGTTTGCGTAGGATCTAGTAGTTTAAAAATGTAAGATTTTTGGTTAGGATTGCGTCCATGTAAATGAACTTCTTTTTGTTTGGTTGCTTGTGGTAGGTAGTGTACGTTTGATTCCATATACTCAGCATGTGTAAGGTGTTGACGCTGAGGTTTAGCTTTGCGTTGTTTTCTAGCCATTATATATGCATTCTCCTGATTGCATAGAGAAGCATACAAGGTGTTATATTATAGAGCAAATATGCCTCCCTTGTTAATATTACTTACGTCGCTAGAGCGATAGTTAAGTATCCATATATTTGATTAAGTGCGCATATAATGATAAATATTTTTATGCTCCCCCAATATATATTTTACACAGGTGTGCCTGGCAGTCGCTGGAGTGGCATTGCACAGGAAATAAAATCCTCGGGTCAATACAACTGCACAGATCGTGCAGAACATCGCATATACAAACATGGCGACTTCAGTGGACACTGTGATGCTTATTATGGCACTGGTATGGAGTTTCCTGCAAACCCTGCTGAAGGCGGGTTGGATAAGCACAACCTCAATGCACCCTATACACAGTGGGACCTTAGTTCTGGAAGCAAACTACTAATGAGTCACGAGTGGCCCTACTACTTTAATGAAATACAAGAACGCTATCCACTTGCATGGATACAACTAGTTTACAGACCAGACTGGGCAAGTTTTCTATGGTGGAAGAAGGCAGGTGGATTTGACATTACCTATCCAAACTATGACTGGTATGAAACAGACTACTTGATGACCAAACGTATTGAAGAACAGAATAAATTAATACTTGACTTTGGTCAAAAACATAGTGTACAATGGATACAACATCACAAACACAGTGACATTTTTATAGGAACTTATAAACCGTGAACCATAAAATCCTACACAAACTTGAACAAATGATCCATACTAGCCCGCAGTTGTTGCGTAACTCACGCACATTGCAACAGGCTATTCAAGGTACATTCGACGTTGAAATTGATGTTGAATATACACACATTGGCGAACTTGTTGATCGCATTGACGATAAAGTGTTAGACAACTACTTTCGCAATGTATGGCAAGGCGAAATGAAAAAGTACAAGTACAGTGGACTTGCACTCATTGACGAGATCAACAGTTTAAAGCCACGCAAGGTACTAGACATTGGTTGCGGATATCATGAGTTTAAAGGCAAGATAGATAATCTAGTTGGCATTGATCCTTATAATGATGCAGCAGATTTGCATGTAAAACTACTAGATCATCATCCAGATGAAAAGTATGATGCTACAATAGCACTTGGCAGTATCAACTTTGGCAGCACAGATAAAATTTATGCAGAACTGGAACATGCTGTAAGTTTGTGTAATCCAGGTGCAGTAATGTTCTTTAGAGCAAATCCTGGACTACCACATGACAAAAGCGAGTCAAACTGGATTTACTTTTACCCATGGGACAGCAACTTTATTGTTAACTGTGCAGAACAACTTGGCGTAGAAATACTAGACATTAGAACCGACAGCCACAAAAATCGGTTATACTTCGTGTGGCGGACTAAATAAACACATAGTACAACTAACGCTCTTTTGCGGAATGCAGTGAAGTTCAGTTGTATATCCCCCAATAAATTAAAAAGGCACAGTAGGTGTTAGCACCTCTGTGATTTCTCTATGGAAACATACATCATTGTATTACTGCTAGGAGTCTTCTATGGATTCTTTGTAGGACTTATACCAGTAGCAGGTGCTACCACTGGACTTATTGCAGTCTACAGTTTTGTAGGTTACTTTCATGATCCTTACATGCTGGTGGTGTTTACCACCGCAGTTGTTGTGACCAGCAGCATTGGCGACACGTTTTGTGGTGTAGTTATGAACGTACCTGGAGCAGGTGGAGCTGCAGCAACAATGGTTGATGGCTTTCCTATGAGCAGGCGCGGACAAGCAGCAAGAGCATTAAGTGCAGCAATCAGCACAAGTTGGGTTAACGGACTTATTTGGGGACTGTTGGTGTTTTTGTTCTTGCCGTACTATACCAAAATTGTACTGTACTTTGGCACAGCAGAAATGTTTTCGTTCCTTATATTTGCAATGACATGTGTTATCTTTATCAGCAGTAAGTATTGGGTTCGTGGCGTCTTTGCTCTTGTAGCAGGTGTTGTACTAGGACTAGTAGGCATGGACCCAGACACAGCCGCATCACGTTGGATCACAGTAATTCCACAGTTTGATTTTAATACTTGGACCATTTGGTTTGCTGATTGGGATTATATTGAAGATGGTATTCAAATGATCCCAGTGATGGCAGGTGTACTAGCGTTCCCTGAACTAGTTAGTGCATACAGAATGCAAGCAACAAAAGTTAGTTTGACCAAAGGTGATATTGTTACACAGTTGATACAAGGTATCAAAGACACTTGGAAATACAAGTGGGATGGCTTGCGTGGTGGCTTTATTGGCGGCTTTGTGGGACTGGTGCCAGGCATCGGCGGCAATATTGCAGATTGGTTTGCATATAGCCAAACAGTTGCTTTATCACGCAAACCAGGTAAAGGTGCTGATGCCAATGGCGAAAAGTACCCAGTAGGACAAGGCAACGTACAAGGTGTAATTGGCTGCGAAGGCGCCAACAATGCACAAAAAGCCACCAGTTATGTTCCTACTATTTTGTTTGGTATTCCTGGTGCACCATTTGAAGTCATCGTAATGGGCTTGTTGATGTACGTTGGACTTGAACTAGGTAGTCCAGCAGTACTAGAAGACGGGGTGTTCTTTGATCACCTACTAAGCAGTTATATGTTAAGTTTGCTAATTATTTTACCAATCAGTTACGGATTTATTCGTTATGCGGTATACATTACAAACATTCCATTCAAGTTTTACTTCTGGCCCATTATGGCAAGTCTAATATGGACCACATCACAGTACACAGGATTCTTTGACGATTATCTTATGTTTGCTATGTGTTGTGCAGTTGGCTTGGGCATGAAGTATTTTAAATTCAGTCGCATAAGTTTCCTAATCGGATTTATATTATCGCATAGACTTGAAGCAAGTTGGGTACAGTTTAACACATTCGGGTACGGATGGGAAGAACTACTGCTTGCACCCTTCCCTGCCGCATTTATTGCACTAGCGATACTTGCAGCAATTTGGGGAATATTCTTTAATAAAGCAAAAATTGATTTTGTATAACAGGAGTTAAAAATGAAAATCAAAAATATACTAATCGGTGCTGTAGCAGCACTATCAATGACAGCGACTGTTGCAACAGCAGACATCACTGTTGTTAACCCACAAAAGCCAGGCGGCGGAACCACAGTGTGGACTGAGATTATTATGAAAGAACTCAGCAAGCATCTTGGAGAGCGCATCAAATTGCGTAACATTCCAGGCGCACGTGATATCCCAGGAATCAACAAATGGCACAACGAACTACGTTTTAACGAAGATACAATTGTTGTCACACATGGTGGTAACGGTGTAAGTTTCTTGCAAGAAAATGTTGACTACAACTATGCAGATTATGAATCAATTGGTCTAATGAACTTGAACATCATCATGGGCAAAGTAAAAGGTGCAGACATGGACAAGCCAGTGTTTGCTGGTACATCAGGTGCTGTTCCAGAAGCATTTGCAATTGCAATGATGATTTGTGGTCCAGATCAAACGCTTGACCAATACATTGCATGCTTTGGTGAGAATGTTAAATGGGTCAAAGGTATGTCAGGTGGCGAACGTCGTTTAGCATTCAAGCGTGGAGATCTAACTGGTTCACGTGAAAATCCAGCAACATATGCAATTCACATTGCACCAGACGAAAATGCAGAACTTTGGTTCCATCATGGTCTACTTGACCCAACAACAGGCAAGCATGTAGATGATGCAAACTTCCCAGGCGCACAATTTGAAATACAATTCAAAGAGCGTTATGGCGTTGAACCATCAGGTGAGTTCTACGATGCGTATGTGCTGGTTAAATCATTCCGTGATGGCTTGCAAAAAGCAATCTGGGTTAACAAAGGCAATCCGAAACTGCGTGATCGTCTAGTATCAGCAATGAATAAAATGGCAAACGATCCAGAATCAATGGCAGCTATTGAAGCAAAGAACGGCAAGTATGAGTGGTTCATTGGCGAGCGTGGCGATCAAATGCGTGACACATTGATGACATTCATCACAGAAGATGCACTACGCACTTTGGTACGTTTCAACAAAGAAGCACTTGGTCTAAATAGTGTGCTAAAAGAAGAACTGTTTCCACAGAATCGTTAAAAAACAATCAAGGGTTGCAGTGTTGTATTGCAACCCTTTTACAAAACAGGAGATTGAGATGAAAAGCAATTGGGAAAAGACTGCACCACGCAATAACTATCATTATGATTCGTTTCGTAATGATCCAGCATACGATGCCATGCGTTACATTGGAAAGTTTACAGGTGATTGGACAACAGCACTAGAGCGCACAATTGAAAAAAGTAATGAAATAACATGGAGAACACGAAATCCAATTGACAACCCCAACGGCAGTGAAGACATTGAAGCAGAAGAATTAGATCTAATCAACACAGGCGCAAGTCCAGACCTTGTGCTAACAAATCTCGACTATGCAATTGAGCCAATCTTTCAACGCATGACAGATGCACTGCATCTACTGCCTGGAGATGACAGAGATGTACAACGTCGAGTGCATGTGCAAATGCCCGGACAAGTGTGGAACTTGCATGTTGATAAGTTAGAAAAATGGAACAAAGCAGAACCCACAAGTGTGTATCGTTTTATGGTCATGCTTAATGATTGGGAACCTGGACATTTTATTCAATACGGAAATTTTGTACACACACAATATCGTGCAGGTGAGATCTACAGTTTTGATTGGTTTAACAGTCCACATTGTACTGCAAATGCAGGGCGTGTTCCACGTAGTACGCTACTGGTTACAGGTGTAGCAACACCAGAAATGCACATGCTGTTCTCACATTACGACCTTCAAATACCAGTATGAAAACCTTAATTATTGCTGCAGGTCCACAGGGCAGTGGCAATCACTTGTATGCTAAAATATTTGGCAGCAATCCAAGTGTGTTTGCTTGGGAAAATCTACAGCACAAATACTGGGAAGGTCATGACATGGAACCTTTTGCAGACTGCTGGGAGACACCAGAACTGCTACTGGAGTTTGACACCAGCACACACAACTACTACTATACCAGCATGGGCTGTCCTTATGTGTACGATGGCGAAACACGAATACCTAAGTTTGAACAATTTCATACATACGCACTACAGAAGTTTGATAGTGTACGTTACATGATAATAGGTAGAGATCGCAACATACTAGAACATCAACAACAGCGTGTTAGAGGCAGACACAGTACACCAGACTTTCTACAACAGTTGTCATTTTTTATGAACAAAAATCCAGTTTTTGTAAGCCAAGAATTGATCTACTTGTACGGCTTGCCCTATATACACAACATAGAATCTCAGTTGGGTATACCTTGTAATACCTGTACTGATCAGATCAACTCTATACTTGAACAAGATAAAAACCGCAAATACATGCAATACGTTGAACACACAGAACTAGACGAATTGATAAAACTTGCCAGCAGTGCCAGAGGTGCCTTATAGTGGTTAACTATATAAAGTATGCTAGTGCAGTGACTATCCTCATAGCGATGGTCCTGCATGTTGCTGGTTTAACTCCATGGAATAGTATTGTACAAATGCTGGGTGCAGCAGGCTGGATCTATGTTGGATATCGTTGGAATGAAAAAGCAATCATATTGAACTTTCTTCCGCAGTTTGCAATAATAATACCAATGTTAATAGGATTATATCTAATATGACAGTGCTTATCAGCGGTGGAGATAGTTTCACTGCCGGCAATGAACTACCTAGTGCAGAACATGCTTGGTGTGCATTACTAGCAGAACGCCGAGGATGGAACCATTGCCCTACTGCACGAGGCGGAAATAGCAATAGTGCTATACGCCGCAACGTAATGAATGCAGTACACAAGTATAAGGATTTAGATTTATTTGTTGCAGTGATGTGGAGTTTTCCTAATCGCTACGAGTTCCGCTTTACTTACGACACAGGGCATAAAGATAGTCCATGGTATAGTATAAATCCTTGGACACACAATGACCAAAACTTTGCTGATCATTTTCACAGTATGGATGAAGATATACTTCGTTTGCAAAAAGAAAATCGCGAAAACGCAGAACAGCGTGGCATGAGCGAGTTTGCAAGAATGTATGTAGACCAAGTAGCAGACAGCGAATATTGGGAACTATACACAAGTTGGTGTGAGATTGTTATGTTGCAAAACTATTTGCTAGAACATGATATTCCTTTCCGCTTTATGTATGTAGACAACAGCCTATTTGAATGCAACGTTGAAATGGACGCAAGTCTTAAAACACTAAGACAAAGCATACACAACGCCTGGTTTATATACGATGAAGGCATGTACAACTGGGCAAAACGCACTGAGCAAGAGTTTTATACAACTCATCCTCGAGAGAGTGCGCACATAGAATGGATAAATATGTTATACGATAGGATAGTATAATGGATATTGTTGACATCATCAAAAATACAAAAACGATCTACATGAGCGAGAGCAGTCTCGAGACTATGATGGACATTGAGCGTGTGCTTGATAGTTTGGACATATATGCATTTAAGAACTGGAAAAAAGGCGAACTAGTCGAAGGACCTATTCTTAAAAAGCACTGGGTTGAATCAACATTTATGTGGCCCAAAAAATCAATGCCTGATCCAGATGGTGCAAAACGTTTACTAGGATACAATGCAAAAGTTACTTTTACTGAAAGTAGTCTTAGTACTCCTGTTAAAGTAGAAGACTACAGTGACTTCCGTGCAGGCACTAAGAAACCAAAACTTCGTGAAGATCCTGTTTGGCTAGTCACAATTAAACTACCCATTGAACTTGTCAAAGAGTTTAAAGAAGGTTATACAGAAGTTGAAGGCAGAGATATTGATCTGCAAGAACTAGATGATGCCTATGAAGAAGGGCTAGATCAAAGCGAACTAATGAACGTAGATAAAAAGGACAAGACAGATGGCGCTTGATCCACAGGACCTAGAAGGTCGTATTGAAGACACTGTACACTTTGACGAGTACAAACCTAAGATGGGCAAAGATGATGCTGTGATTGTTGCTACATTCAAAGTAATGGGCAAGCAACCTGCATATGACCTAGAAAACTTTATTGAAAAAGGCTATGATTGGGTTATTGATGCAGAAACAAGTGCAGGCGAAATCAGTGAAGGTCGTTATATAGTATTTGTAGAAGCAGAACGCAGAACCAGTTATCCACGCAGGTTCATGGACATGATCAACGATATTAAAAACATCACAGATGTTGAAGATTGGAAAATGGTCTACTATGATCGTCCAGACACAAAACGCAACACACAGCAACCACTTTCATTGGAAGCAATGACCAGCAGTATTCCACTTAGTCCAAAACGCTACAGAGATGGAAAACTAGCGGCATCTGCAATGGAAAGTATTCTTAATACAGCAAGAGTACCACGCTCACACACAGATTTACAAGAGTTCAAAACATATCAACAAAAGGAAAGATAAATGGCTGCAGAAAATTATGTAACCTGTTTGGAAATGATTCTACATCATGAAGGTGGTTATGTTAACCATCCCAAAGACCCGGGCGGTGAAACTAATTTGGGTGTAACAAAACGTGTATACGAAGATTTTGGTGGCACTAAAGACATGAAGGATCTAGTGCGCGAAGACGTTGAACCAATCTACAAACAAAACTACTGGGATCGCATGCGTTGCGATAGTGTACCAGCAGGTTTGGATTTGTGTTTGTTTGATTTTGGCGTTAACGCTGGCACAGGTCGCAGTGCAAAATATTTACAAACAATGATTGGTACTACCGCAGACGGTGGTATTGGCCCTAACACTTTAAAGTGTTTGGATGAGTATATCGAGGAAAATGGATTAGAAGCAACAATAACAGAGTTTCAAAATCGTAGACAAGGCTACTATGAGAGCCTAAGTACTTTTGAAACATTTGGCAGAGGTTGGACACGCCGTGTTGACGAAACAACTGAAGCCGCCCTTGATATGATTTAGGAGAGAAACATGGGTTTTGCATTTGATACACCTAACAACCCGTATAGTTCGGCTATGTCAGAAGCAGATATTGATACATGGTGGTCTGCACATGTTCCTACTAGAGAAACATGGTGGGATGACGCACACGGCTACATAATGCGTGATATTGGAAGCCGTATACCAGTAGGACATACAATAGAACATGGTGTTAATGAAGCAGGCACAAGTTACTATCTTACTATAAGCGGGCCAGCCATTAACAAAAGCTGGACATGATTGCCTGTCAAAACTGTGGGCATCCGGCCCATTGCGATGGCCCATTGTGGATACAAAGTAATGCACTTCAAGACGGTGGCGACTATCACTACAAAGCATGCGAATGTTGCCGTTGTGACAACTGTACACCTGCAGTAGAAGTAAAAGAAGAGAAAAAAGATATACCAACAAGTTTTCTCAACGGACTATAGGAGAAATCAATGATTAAAAAATGGATTGATTCACGTATGAAAGAACGCACAACCTGGGACGGTGCGGCACTTATTATTCTAGGACTATTGACACTGTTTTTTGCAGGGCTAGCAAAGATTGTTGCAGGCATTGCTATTGCATACGGTGCATGGACTATTTGGAAAAGTGAATGATAAAAGTTTATGCATTGGTAATAGTGTTAGGTGTTCTTGGCATCGCAGGATATGGTGCCAAGTATTACTATGATACTACCCAAGCAACTATTGCAACACTGCGTGACAACAACGCTAAACTAGAAGTTGCAATAGAAACCAGCGAAGCAAGCATTGCTACACTACAACAAGAAGCAGTTAAAAATGCAGAGCTTACAAAACAACTACAAGGCAAACTACAAGTAGCAGAAGCGTATGGAGATAACTTACGCAAAAGACTAAGACAGTTAGACTTAGTTGCAGATGCTATTAATGATGCAGAAGATTTAGAAGGTAGAATGAACCGTGCTACAGCAAAACTATGGCGCGACATTGAAACTGATACTGGCGGGTCTGGCGATGCTCCTCTTCCTAAGTGGGTGCAGCCGATTCCAACCGGAGCCGGAAGTGAAAGTGGTAACACAAGTAACCAAAGTGACAGTTCCAATAGTAGCCCGACCAAAACCGATTGACCTTTACGACGTACAAGTAAGAGTAGTAAACAAAGAAACTTTGGATGAGTTTATCCAAGAGTTTACTGCTGAAAACGGTGAACTTGCAATAGTTGCACTGAGCATGCGTGACTATGAAAATCTAGCTCTAAACATCAGCGAACTGCGCCGATATCTCAATCAACAAACAGAGATTATTATCTATTACGAAGAAGCTCAAAAACCAGATGCGGCATCAGACAACAAAGAAAACTCTAAAACAAACTAACACTCGTTACGGTAACATGCTATATATAGAAGACGATCCTAGTATAGGACGTAGTCTTGAACTGTATGGCGAATACTGTCATTTAGAAGTTGAAGCAATAAAAAGTCTGTGTACACAGGATAGTTGGGTTGTAGATGTAGGCGCAAATATTGGTGTACACACAGTAGGTATTGCTCCATATGTCAATCGTGTTATAGCATTAGAGCCTGACGGAGATAACTTCGACGTGCTTGTCAAAAACTGTAGTATGTGTGCTTGTAACAATGTAACCACAACTAGACTTGCTCTCAGCGATCAAATGGGCGATACAGGCACTGCATTTGATTATGGTAAAACTACACTAACAAGTGGCACAGATGTAAAAACTGCCCCGCTGGATATGCTAGGATTGCCTCGAGTAGACTTTGTTAAAATAGACGTAGAAGGTATGGAACTACAAGTACTGTATGGTATGCGTGGCACACTTGCAGATAAAAAACCCCACTTATTGATTGAAATGCAAGATCCTACAAAATATAGTAGGATATATGACTACTTAAAGAGTTTTAACTACTACATGTATTGGATGCCTGTAAGTACATACAACGCAAACAATAATAAAAACAATCAAGTAAATGTATTTGGCAATCAACACGGAGTTATAAACTGGCTTTGCAGCGTAACTCAGTTAAATACAACACTACAAGCAGTTGTTGAAAGAGATGACACTGTTGAAAGAATGGTTTGGAGGAGAAGCCAAAATGTGGGAAATGATCGAAAGGATGGCAGCTGACCGTCTCTGGATTTACACAGCAATAGCAGGTTCATTGTTTGGAGCGGCATTTTTATTCTGGTTTAAAGAAACACGAATGGCAATCTGGGCAGTTAGCAAGTTTGACCATACACTAGAGTATTTGGTAACTCGCTGGGGCTGGACTTGGTTGCAAAACGATCCCAATGCTTGGCGTGTAAAATATCCAAAAATAACAAGCAAGATTGATGAGCTTGAAGCAAGAATCAAAGACCTTGAGGAGAGAAAATAATGGCTGAGGAAGAAATCAAAGCCGCAGGATATCACCCTGCAGATACTAACGGTGATGGTAAAGTCACTAATGAAGAACATGCACTGTACATGGAGTTTAAACGTAAAGAACTAGAAGATGCAGATGCTCGTAGAGATGCAATGCGTACAATGACTTGGTTTGCACTAGGTGGTATGTTGCTTTATCCTGCATTAATACTTTTAACAAGTTTACTGGGACAAGAGAAAGCAGCAAGTATTATCGGAGATATTGCTCCTACTTACTTTGTTGCAATCGCTGGTTTAGTTGCCGCATATTTTGGCGCAAACGCTTACGCAGACAAAAAGAAATAACTTTACAACCTAGTCCTAGTCATATATAATACTATAATGAACTACTATGATATACTAGGACTAGAACCTACCTGCAGTCCGCAAGAAATAACAAAAGCATACAGGCGCCTTGCAATGGATTATCATCCTGACAGAGGCGGCGATGAACAACGCTTTCATGAAATAAGTGAAGCATATGATGTGCTTAAAGATCCGCATAAACGTGCGGCATTTGACCATCGCAGAACTCGTATACATGTAAACACTGGCAACATGGACAGTGTGTTTGATGATATGTTTACAGTGTTTGGTGGTGCAGGGTTTCATCCTAGTAAGCGTGAATACCATCGTAAAAAGCAAAATAAAAATCTTGGAATAACAGTTGATCTCACACTAGAAGAAATATTGCATGAGCAATATAAAACTGTAAGTATCAAACACACAGACGGTAGCAGACATTTAGTAGAGCTAAAAATACCTGCTAGTGTTAACACAGGCACAAAGATTAAGTATAGTGGGCTAGGAGACAAAGCAAGAACAGATATACCTCCGGGGGATCTTACTGTTACTGTTAATGTACTTGACCATGACGTGTTTTACAGAGAAGAATACAACTTAAAACAACACTTGACAATCAGTGTGTGGGATGCTATAATAGGTACAGTAGTTCAAGTTAAGACACTAGAACAAAAACTAATAAATCTCACCATACCCGCTGGCACACAATATGGTGCCACACTACGAATACCACATCACGGACTTTACACTAAACAAGCAGCACGAGGCGATTTGCTTGTGCAGTTGTTAGTAAAAATACCTGAAAACCTGTCTGAACAACAGTTAAATATATGTACAAAACTAAGGGACGATAATGAGAACCGCTAAAGAAGTTGATAAGTGTTTAGAAACTGCAACTAATATTGCAAACAAATACGGACACAGGTACATCAGTACTGAACATATGCTATTGGCTATACTAATAAATGCCGACTTTGCTGTTATGTTAAGAGACTTTGGTGTACAACTAGACGAACTAGTAGATGATTTAGAAAGCCATATTGTTGATAGTTACGCAAAAGTAAAGCAAAGCCTACCACAAACAAAAACACAAAGTTTAGAGCGTGTGTTTAATCGTGCGCTGACTAGTGTGCTTTTTAGTGGCAGAGAAACCGTAACATTGTTAGACGTATTCATTAGTATAATGAGTGAAAACAATAGTCACAGTAGTTATTTCCTAATGAAGTACAGTGTCAACAAGGATGACTTTGTAAACTTTATTAAGAGCAACAACAAACATGCAGCGGTTGCAAATCAAAAAGAACAATACTACGAAGGTGTTATCAACGAATATTGTGAAGATTTAACAGAGCAAGCCGAAGCAGGAAAACTAGATCCTGTGATTGGCAGAGACGATATTATAGATGAGATTACTCAAACATTTGCTAGACGTAACAAAAGTAATGTGCTTATGGTAGGTGATCCCGGCGTTGGTAAAACAGCAGTTGCAGAAGGACTTGCTGTAAAGATAGTAAACAAACAAGTACCCGCATATTTACAAGACCATACTGTTTTCAATCTAGATGTAGGGACTATGCTTGCAGGCACACAGTATCGTGGACAGTTCGAAGAACGTGTGAAAGAAGTACTGGATGCACTGATTGCAAAACAAAAGTGCATACTTTTTATTGACGAAGCACACACTCTTAAAGGAGCAGGCGGCGGTGCTAATGGCGGCACAGACTTTGCTAACATGCTAAAGCCTTACTTGGGCAGAGGCAAACTCAAGGTTATTGCAAGCACTACCTGGGAAGAATACAACAGTAGTTTTGAAAAAGACCGTGCGCTGATGCGCCGTTTCTATCATGTAACCGTCACAGAACCTACACCACAACTAGCAAAAGAAATACTTGAGAACAGCAAGAAATATTATGAAGCACATCATGCTTGCACTATTGGCACTGACGCTGTACACAGTGCAGTAGACCTTAGTGTTAGATATCTAACAGACAAGAGACTGCCTGACAAAGCATTTGATATGATTGACAGTGCGGCTGCTAAACAACGCAGAATGGGAGTAACAGGTGCGCACATTAGCAAACAAAATATTCTAGAGGAAGTCAGCAAGTACGCAAAGATTCCTGTAAGTCAACTAGACAACGATAAAGAACATAAAATCGTTCCTCAACAAGTGGAAGACCGCATTAAGAGCAAAGTGTACGGTCAAGATACCGCAGTTGATGCAGTGCTTGATAAAGTTTGGGTTGCCAAAGCGGGACTTAATCTCAGCGACAAGACACTGGGTGTATTTGTGTTTACAGGCCCAACTGGTACAGGTAAAACAGAACTTGCAAAACAACTAGCAGATGCAAACAGCATGAAACTGTTGCGCTATGATATGAGCGAGTATCAAGAACGACATACAGTAGCACGTTTTATCGGTGCACCTCCAGGCTATGTAGGGTACGAGGATAACAATCTAAGTGGCGGCATGCTGATCAGAGATATTGAACGCAATCCACATGCAGTAATACTATTTGATGAGATTGAAAAAGCACACCCAGATGTAGCCAATGTACTGTTGCAGTTAATGGATGAAGGCTTTGTAACAGGATCAAATGGCAAACGTGCAGATGCTAGGAACTGTTTTGTTATTCTTACAACTAATCTAGGTGCAGCAGATGCAGAAAAGCGTGTGATTGGATTTGGTAATCAAGAACACCACGATGAGGCTATAGACGATGCTTTCAAAAAGTTCTTTGCTCCAGAGTTTCGCAATCGTATTGACACAGTTTGTAAGTTTAGTGCATTAGATGAGATTGCTAAACGTAAAGTCTGTATGAAGTTTATCAAAGACCTGCAAAAGCAACTCAATGAAAAAGGTGTTCTCGTCAACGTTGACGAGCCTAGCATTGACTTATTGCTTGCTGAAGGCTACGATGAACGCATGGGTGCCAGACCAATGGCAAGAACAGTTGACAAACTGTTGCGTATGCCTATTGCTAAAAAACTGGTTGACAAGAACGCTAATGGCTGTAAAATAAAAGTAAGAAATGTAGATAACAATATATTAATAAAGTTTAGGTATTTAGATGGAAGCACTGACGAAGTTAGCAGAGAAGTACAACCTGCAACTGCATGAAAATGATCGTTTGTTTCATAACAAATATCTATATCGTTTTGAAGTATATGTATACAAATATGCCTTTCCAGAAATACTCCGTGTACCTACAGTAGACACTTGGGGTTACAAAGTTGACAGTGACAATGCTATAAGTTTTGTTGGCAGTATCCGTAATTTTGCAAAGTCACAGGGTGACAGGACACGCAGAGAGCAGTGTAGTTTATACTATTATACAAACGAACCAAAAAATCTAGAAAAAGTTATCAAATTTGCTAGCGGGTTCAATGACCTTTGTGAGAAACATGACCAAGCATTACAACTAGTAGGCATATGGTATTGTACAGCAGATTTTGAAAAGGATGTGCGCTACAGAAAAAAGCGACTTCCGCATGGCAAATACCGTTACCAGCTGCTAGGCGAATGGATGAGCGGTGAAGAATATTCCGACTGGGTAACTTGGGCAAAGCAATATGAAGGTCGTATTCGTTTGCCAGATAACACATGGCTGAAAAAATGGGGACCGTGGAACGGTCAAGCTATTGGATATGTTGAAGATGATAAAATGCTACAACTTGTCCGTTTTAAACTTGGGTCAAAAATGAAGAAAACAATCGAATATAAAATCAAGGAAGATAAAAAAAATGATGACTGAAGCACTACTTAAGACGCTGGTAGAACGTAATCTAGTAAATGAAAATACTGTGGTCTATGCTAATGTAAAAACAGTAGGACTAGGTGGAACACCTACAGTGATTAAAAAGGATGTATATTACAGTGCAGACATGCCAGCAGCAGCTATTGTTGACATTGAAGGAATGGAACCTGTGCGTTTTGCAAAAGCATACAACATTAAACCAGACGGGTCTTACAAGGAACAAAAGAAACGTGGACGTAAGTCTAAAGCAGAGTTGGCATAAATATACTATATATTATTTAGGAGACTAACAAATGGCAGTCGTAACAAGAGTTAATCCAACAGTAGGAACTGGTTTAGAGTTTTTTATTGGCAAACCTTGCACATTTTTAGAAGTAGATTTTGGTGCCGCAGTCAATGCTAAGACAGGGCCAGAGTCTACAATCGCTAAAGTGATTGAGCAGATCGCAGACAGTTGCGAGATCCTTGTAAAAGGTGATCTTGTACAAACAAATCAAGTGATGATGTTTATGGTTGCACACGGCAACGAATCAGACACATATGATGGCACAAACAGTGAAACACTAGCACAGCACATTGAAGATAAGATTCAAGGCTTAGGTACCGTTGACAGTATTAACCTTGCAAGTGCAGCTTGTATTGTTAAAGCATCAATGAACTTTGCATAAGGAATAAAAATGGCTAAACTCAATGAACAAATGTTAGTTATTAAAGTAAGTGAATTACTTAAAGACAATCAAGAAGCAAATCCTCCTCTTGATCCAGAAGTTCTTGCACAGTTAGAAGCAGTTATTGGCGAACTAGCAGGACCAGGTAAAGTAGTAGAACTTATTCAGGAATAACTATGCCAGCAACAACCAGCACCACATTACTAGTAACAACAGCCTTTGGCACAAGCGCAGGCAACTATGATGGCAGTAGTCTAGCATTTAACGGTGACAAAGTAAAAGGTGATGGTTACTATGGCTTTAGTGACGGAGTACACACAGTACAAACTCGTGTAACCTCACTTATTGGCACAGTAAAAATACAAGGCACACTTGCAAAAGATCCTGCTAACACAGACTGGGTTGACATTGCAAGTGTAGTAACCAGCGACGGCAGTACAGCAATCACCAACAGTTACTTGAATAACTTTACAGGTAACTTTGTTTGGATTCGCATTGCAGTAGAAGATTTTACTGCCGGTAGTATAAACAACATCTTTATGGCGCACTAATGAGTTATATTCGTTTCACAGCACCAAGTCTAAGTGAACAGCAAATGGAAACTATTGCTGCCGCTGTGGATATGTTCTGTGAAACTGTGTGCATGGAAGATGACGATAACGATGCCACATACTATCAAACTGAACTTGGCGAAAGCATTGAGTTTAGTGTAGTAGAAGATTTAGATGAGCGTGTTGTAGAAGCAATAATAGACAGTGTTGCTCAGCACGTTGAAGATTTTGAAGTAGAAGCAACCGGTCAATAAGGACCAGTATCAATGATAATATGGCTGTTCGACAGGAAGAACCAGCATGGTTTTCTTCCTAATCTAGTTAAAGACGAAACACTAGAACCAAACACAAAGGCTTGGTGGGATTTATGCATCGAGCCTCCGTATAGTTACGAGTTTCGTTTCCTAAAATATTGTAAACTAGACAAGGTCGCACAGAACTGCACACTGGTAAACGATTATATAACAGGCACAGCCAGTGCATATTACCCCGTTAACATAAACTTTTTTGATCCAGAGATTGATTACATTCAACTCATGGATGTGCATAGTTTAGCGAGATTGAAGCAAGGTGATTTTAAACTATTGTTCTATTACAGCGAAGGCGACAGAGCAGAAGAAATCACTACAAGTTTAGAACGTATGTGTAGACAGCACAATATTAACATGAATAATATAAAGTTTGTTACAGCAAACTACAAACTAAACAAAGTTGCACCTTTCGTATACTTTCCAGACGATGAACTATACTATAGATATTTGCATATTTTAGAGAACAAGTTTGTTAAAAAACAAAACATGCAAAATAGAAATAAAAAGTTTACATGTTTGATTCGTGCAGATAAACTATGGCGTAGAATCTACGCAAGTTTTTTATTCCAACTAGATATGGTTAAACAAGGATATTTTAGCTATACAGGTTACAAATATGAAACAAGCCATAAAGGTCTGAATGATTTGTCTTTATGGGATGACTATGATGACACTCTTGTGTCGGATACACTAGCATTTGAAATGCACATGCCTTTTCGTTGCGATGCACTATCCGATAACGAGCACAATGATCATAAACTAATAAATCAAGATTACTTTCAAGATGCATATTGGAACTTTGTGGTAGAGACACACTTTGACAACGAAACAATCTTCTTGACAGAAAAGACATTTAAGCCTATACTTAACTTACAACCATTTGTACTAATAGGCAATCCTGGAAGTTTAGGACTGTTGCACAAACTAGGCTATAAAACATTCAGTGAAGTTATTAAAGAAGACTACGATAAAGAACAAGATCATAGAGAGCGCATGAGTACATTGCTTAAAATAAGTTTTGACATTACTGCGCTCACAGACAAACACCATAAACGCATACAGCAAATAATCAGCGATGCACTGCACCACAATCAGCAACATTTTCTTGCACCTAAAGTGAATCGCATTAATGGATTGCTGAGACAACTGGAGTACACATGACCAAAATACATTTTATGACGCCTTGTTATGGCGGACAAATCACAGAGGTATGTTTTAGCAGTTATTTGCAATGGACAATACTTGCAATGCAAAACGGTTTGGACTTTCAACTTGATACACTGAGCAATGAAAGCAACGTTAACAGAGCCCGCAACAGTTGTGCGGCAAAGTTTCTAGCAGGTGATGCTACACATCTTATGTTTGTGGATGCTGACATACAGTTTAGAGCAGAGGACATTAACAAACTCGTGTCGCACGACAAAGAAATAGTAGGTGGCATCTATCCTCAAAAAACACTGCCGCCTAAAATGGTTGTGAACACACTAGACAATGGTAAACGTGAAGGTGATCTAGTAGAAGTAGGCACACTGGGTACTGGTTTTATGCTAATAAAACGTGTTGTGTTTCAAGCAATGATTGAAGAAGGCGCACAAAAGTACACAGACGCTATTGGTTTAAGCAGTGTTGAAAACGATAACCAATATGACTTCTTTAACTGCACAATAGACAGCAACGGCAGATACTTAACAGAAGACTGGAGTTTTTGTAGACGCTGGAGACAA